AGATAATTAAACATGGTTACATTAAAAGAAGCACTCGCTAAGAACGAAGCGGACTTGACTGCAGAAGAGAAGACTCTGATCCAACAGCATGCAGCCGAATTGAGCGAGGAAGAGAAAACAAAGTTCGCAAAGACGATCGCTGAAGCTGAAGACGACGAGGATGAAGATGGCATTTCAGAGAAGAAGTTGAAAGAGCTATTGGAAAAGAACGCCGGGGAATCAGTCGAGAAGAAAGTCAAGGAGATTGAGAACGTGATCATCGCCAAATTCTTCTCAGGCGTAACCGAAGCCAGGAAGAAAGCCATCGAAGAGGGAGACGTAAGGGACGCCAAGCAGAAGAAAGCTGACGAGAAGTCAAGGGAATTCATGAAGGCTCTGCTTTCAAAGGATTCCGTCAAATTGAAGGCTATCACAACCGGAACGGGAACAACTCCTCCCGACGATTCACAGGCAGGATACTTGATTCCGCAGGAATTGAGTACTGAAATCTACAGGATCGCCGAGACTCAGTACGGATTAGCCAGGAGGGAAATGAAGTACATGCCATTCTCAGGACCCGGCAATGAGAGAATCATACCGGTAGTCGGAACGGGAGTGTCAATCTTCATCAACGGAGAGAAGGCCAAAAAGCAAGCCACACAGCCAAAGTTCACCAGAGTGATCCAGAGCTTGAAGGAGTTGGCCGCCATAGTACCTTTCACAGAACAGATATTGGAGGATTCAGCCATCAATTTGACCACGCTTGTAGCAACATTGTTCGCTGAAGCCATCGCCAAGTTCGAAGACCAACAGTTTTTGGCCGGAGACGGATCAGGCGGAGGTTGGACAGGAGTCTTGAACAACGCATCGGTACAGGTAGCCCACCAGTCAGTATCTGGAGCCGCTAACTTGATCGCTGACGACTTGTTAATGATGCAGGACGAAGTTCCTACATCGGCATTGCCCGGTTCCAAGTACTACTTGAACAGAAAGGCATTGACCATCGTCAGAAAGTTGAAGGATTTGAACGGAAACTACATCTATCAGAGGCCTTCTGACAAATTGCCTGGTGTCATATTCGATTATCCTTACGAATTATCCGATGCATTGCCGGCACCTGCCGACGTAGCGGTTGGAGATCCTTGGATAATCTTCGGCAACTTGAACCAGGCTTGCGTATTGGGAGACAAGGGAGGACAGATGAGGATGAAGCTTTTAACAGAAGCTACCATCACCGACACCGACGGACAGACTACAATCAACCTGGCCGAACAGGACATGGTCGCATTGAGAGTCGCCGAGAGAGTCGGATTCAACCTTGTATTGCCCGAGGCGATAGTAGTGTTGAAGAGCGACGAAGAGTCAGGCAGCTAAGTCAACTGGAGCGGAGGGGAGAAATCCCCTCCCTCTCCGGGTTAAAGTCGAAGCCCGGAAAAGACATCAATAACAACGAACATGGCCATACCAGCAAAAGCCACCGGAGCGGGCAACAACAATGCGCAAAACGTCTTCAAGATTACGTTTTCAACCGCATTGTCAACAGCTCCGAAAATCGAGGCCTGGGACAACTCTCAAACATTCCCCGCTAAAGACGCCGCAGGATCAACTGTAGCGAAAGAAATATTCACGGGAACAGACGGGAACAGCTCCAAGCCGATGCTTTACGCGGTATCAACCACGGGAGGAGCTCCTGGAGCAAACTGGAAGCCGGCAGCCGCAAGCGCGGGATCGGCCAATCCGAACAGGCTAAAAGGAACAACCAACTACGTGACTGACACGACTACCCCCGGAGCCGGAGATGCGATACTCTTCAACCTGGGAGTAGAGGCGCCTTATGACGCCGCAGTCCCGAGTTCGAGTTCCATGGCTCACATGATCCAAGTCAGGTATACATACACAGGAAGCGCTCCGACATTGACCTGGGCGTTCAACGAAGGAACAGAAGAAACACCGTCTTGGACAACCATCACCCCTGGAACTCATGGAATCAGATACTGCAACAGCTCAACTTCTTGGGCCGCCGGACCTTATAAGCTGACATTACCGGCCGCAAGCGTAGTCGACGCTGGCGAATTAGGAATAACTACATAAAGCCATGGCTAAAGAAATCGAAATAACCTGCAGGTCGTGCGGGAAAAAAGTAAAGACGACCGGGAGCGGAGATTTCTCGACATTCGTCTGCGACGAGTGCCAGGAGAAAATAAATCTCCCCGCTTACAAAGCGGAACTTAAGGAATACGAAGCCATGGCCAAGGCCAAAACGATTACTGACAGCCAAATCGGCAGGGCTAAATTCCTAAAGGACAGGATAGCGAAAATCGAGAAGAAATAAGAAGCTCTTAATTTGGGCGGAGAGCCTAAAGAACATGTTTATAGCAAAATACAGGGACGGCAGGATAATCACCGAAAACGAAATGGTATGGGACGAAGTCCCCGAAGGAATGCACATCCTCGAACTGACCATTCCGATCGAAGTATCCTATACCGACCCCGCGACAAAAGAAGTGAAGAAGGCTCCGGCGAGGACAGTTTCCTTGCGAGGATTCGACAAGTGCTATTTCTATAACGAGGCAGTGGCATCGATAGCCGCGAACGGAGGCAAAGGCGGATCGGAAGGCAAGCTCGTCGCCAAGGCCATCGGAGGAATATACGGCGACAATGTCGTCGAGATAAGGATGGATCAGCACGGATTTTCAACGGTCAGCAATTTCAAATCAGACCTTTTGAACCATACCGGTATAAAAAAGGCCGCATAACTTTTTGGGGCAGACACCCTAAAGACAACAATAGTATTGCTCCGAGCAGTATTAAGATTTTGTCTTGAGACTCCTTGTAGCGATACAGGGAGTTTTAATATGAATTAAAATAGAATATGACAGTATTCGGAACCGAATGGTTCAAAAAATATAATAAGTGGATTGTCAAATTAGCCAAACTTCCTTTCATTGGAGAGTGGATTTTCTGTTTTAAGAAGTATGGCCACTATTTTGATATAAATAATTTGATTGAAGTCCAGCCGAACGCAGTCGTTGAGGATATGAAGCTGATGTGGACTAAATGCGTCCGAGTAAACGGCCGATGGGTTGCCTATGACTGCACCAGCAATCTCCACAACAGATTGATTAAAAAGGAGTGCAAAGAAAAGCTGTTTCCGACCAGAAAAAACCACTACTTTGTCCGCAATGAATACGCTCTTAGATTGAGAGACGTATTTTACCCTATCTGGATTACATTCCATATCTGGGACATAATTACTCGCCCGATACCGCAATTAAACATGGGGTTTGATACATTGACTGTTTATCCAGTATCAGGGACAGCAGTAGAGGGAGTATTATATAATAATGTAGGTGATACTAATGGTGTTTCTTGGTCTATATTAAAGGGAGGAAGTGGAACAGGTTATGATAGTTTTTATAATGGAAGTTTGGGAATAGAAATCGGAACGTATTGTGCCTCTCCTCAAACTGGAAATTATCAAGGACTATCTCGTTATATTTGTTTATTTGACACACATCTTCTTACCTCTGATGCAACAATAACGGGAGCAGTTTTATCTTTATATGGGGCAGGAAAATATGATAGTGCATCAAAATCTCCAAACATTGATATATATACATCTACTCCTGCATCAAATACAGCATTACAAAATAATGATTGGCAACAGTTTGGAACTACATCTCAAACAGGAAGTCCTATTGCTTATGCTGATTGGGCTAATGGTTATAATGACTTTACTTTAAGTGCAACTGGTAGAGGAAACATATCAAAAATAGGAATAAGTAAGTTTGGAATAAGAAATACTAATTATGACGTTGCTAATACTGACCCATCAATGGCACGAAATGAAAATTTAGGTTTTAGTTGGTATTCTGCTGGATATTCTACTAACAAACCTAAATTAGTAGTTACATATACGACGGAAGTCGAAGCCTTAGCAGATCTGGCCGGTATAATCACATTAGAGAAGGAATCAGTTGCGCAGGTGGCAGGTATAGTAACTTTGGAAAAAGACGCGCCCCAAACGATTGCAGGGGATATAACGCTGGAAAAAGAGGTGGTGGGCACCTTGGCCGGGCAGATCACATTGGAAAAGGCCGATTTGATAGAGCAGATAGCGGGAATAATTGAGTTAGAAGCGGAAAGAATGGCTGGAGTTGCTGGATTGGCCGACCTTGAAAAAGAGACAATCGGAAATATCGCCGGAACGGTTG